GCCAGGGGTAGCAGCCTGAATACCGGCTGGGATTTTGCCACGGAAGGGTCAAGCTGCTATGGCCGGTGATTGGATACCAATGCGTCTGGATTTGTGCGACGATCCGGCGGTACTTGAAATGGCCGACATAATCGACCAGCCCGATGAGTACGTAGTAGGATGCTTGCACAAGGTTTGGTCTTGGGCGTCACGAAATTGTCACGATGGGACCGTGACAGGTGTCACGATTTTGTCACTGTCGCGAGCCGTCAAGCTTCCGACAGCGGTGGCAGCGATGGCAAAAGTAGGCTGGTTGACTGAGGGCAAAGGCGAGGACGGAAGGCCGTTTATCTCTTTCCCGAAGTGGGAAAACTGGCTTTCCAAGTCGGCCAAAGCTAGGCTACAGAACTCGATGAACCAACGAAACGCAAGGGAATTGAAGGAATTGGAGGCGGCAAAAGCGGCTAAAGAGCGTCACGATTCTGTCACTGCCTTGTCACGGTCTGACAGTGACAAAACCGTGACTACAGAACAGAAGAGTACAGAACAGAAAAAGAAGGAAGTAACTAAAGTTACTTCTTGTCCGAAGCCAGCCAAGGCTGACCCCGGACCGTTGGCCGATCACGGTTTCACCCTATCCAACGGAAACCTATGGAGGCCAACAGTAGCCAAGATCCACGAATGGCAAGCGACATTTCCGATAATGGACCTGGATGCTCAATTGCGACTTGCGGGCCAGTGGCTCAAAGACAATCCGGCCAAACGCAAAACCGAAAAGGGGATGCATCGATTCCTCTTTGCTTGGCTCGAACGGGCGCAGAACAGCAACAAGGCCTTGCCATTGTTCCAGCCGAACCAAGCCCCCAAGCGACCTGACCCTTACGCCAACTGCCCGAGGTACTCGTGAGTCTTGATAAGCAAATCGAAATGACCCTCCGCGATGAGGAATTCTTGGTCGGCGGCTTGCTGGTCAAGCCCGCATCGATCTACGAGGCTTGCGAAGTCGTCACAGCAAGGGACTTTTTTTCCGATGGATTCGGCAAGGTCTTTTCGGCAATCCAGGTTCTAAGCTCGATGGGGGTACCGCTAGAGCTTGCAAACATTTGCCAGGAGTTGCAGAAGGTTAAAGCCGTCGATGCGATTGGAGGCCCTGCCAAGTTCGCTGAAATGATCCGGACAGCAGTTCCGCACCATGTTCGATACTACGCCGAAGAGGTGGCGAAATGGTCCAGGCGTCGAAAACTTGCGGTAATGATCGATGATTTTGCCCAAGAGATCCGAACCGATGTTAGCTTCGACCCGGACAGGATCGCGGATGAAATGTCCTCGGCGGCTTTGATTGTTGGCGATATGGGCAGCGACAGCCAAAAGGATTGCGAGCAGATCGTATTTGCGAAGATCGAGAAACTAGAGGCCCTTCGCAAGGCTGGCAAGTCTCCGGTTCTCAAAACTGGAATACCGGCTTTCGATGCGATGCTCATGGGCGGGATGCCTAACGGGTACATTACCATCGGGGCTAGGCCGTCGATCGGGAAATCGGCTCTCGGAATGGAGATAGCCTTGCGGGTGGCTCAGGCCGAGAAAGTGCCAACGCTATTCGTCTCGGTCGAAATGTCACTCGATGATTGCGGGTCTAGGCTGGCCCTTCGGGATACGTCCGCGACGATGCAAGATTTAAACTACCTGAGTTTCACGGATACCCAATTATCCGAAATGCTAGGGACGCTATACGCTTTTAAGGGAGTCCCCTGCGAAGTGTGGCATTGTCCAGGGGCGTCGATAGCCAAGATCGAAAGCCGAATCAGAACCGACATGGCAAAGCGCGGGACCAAGCTAGTAGTGATTGACTACATTCAATTAGTCAAGGCTCAAAAAGGAATATCCGACAGGCGGCTACAGGTCTCACACGTATCGAATGAGATTGCCCGAATGAGCAAGGCGTATGATATTTCGATCATATCGCTAGCCCAAGTTGGCAGAACTGCCGAAGGGCAAATGCCGACGCTAGCAGACTTAAAGGAAACAGGGTCTATCGAGGAAGATTCGGACGTCGTTCTGTTTCTCCATCGAGAGGACAGGGGCAGCGAATCAATGACCTGCCAAGTCGGAAAATTCCGTAACGGTCGAATCGCAGCGTGCGATTTGAAAATGCTACGGGGCAAGGTTGTTGGGATGGAAGAGCGTAGCGGTAACTTTAATGATTTCTAGAAAGGTTTCGAAATGAACAAGCAGCAAATGGAAGACAGAGAACAATTCAGGCGGTACGCAGAGGCGGCGTTGGCGAGCATAAGGCTTACCGCTGACCTGTCATTTACCGATTGCGCAAGCCAAGCATTCTTGCAAGCCTCGGCAATGATGCGAGACGAGCAAAGGTTTTTTGAGGCGTATCAACTCGATGCCCTTTCGGCCATTGTTGACGATGAGCGAATCAAGCATGAAGGAAAGTAAACCAACACTACGAGCAACAATCCGAACGCTTCAACGTGAAGCTGGGAAACTTAAAAGGCAAGTTGAGGAACTACAGGCAAGGAACAAGGAGTTATTGAAATGCGTGAGACAACTGACAAACAAGAACCATCCAGCAAGGAGGGCGGGCAAGTGCAAGTAGGCGATACCGTTTGGGTTAAAGCTAAGGTGGCCGAAGTCGACAACGTTAGCGCAAGGCTGACAACGGAAGTTTACGGGCAGAGTTTTTGGGCGGCGAACAAAGAGTTTTCAAAAACAAGAATCGAGGTGCAAGATGAGTGAGAAATTGAAAGCGGGCGATAAGGTTTTGGTATTATGTAAGGTGATTGAACCATGGGAAAACCTAATAAAAGTGACGGGAAGCGGCGATGATAACTGGTTTTGGGCTGACCGGGACCACTGCCGACCCGTCGAGCCGTTCAACTCTCCGGAAACCCCGGATAGTTTGAGCGACCCGATGCGGGAGGCGTTCGAGGCCGATTTGATTCAGCAAATGGGGTGGAGCCAAGGTGATTTTGCCAGAAATGAAAATCATTATTTTGATTCTCAGGTTGAATTGATATGGCAAGTCTTCCAAGCAGGGGCTGAGTATCAATCAAAACCCCTAGCCCCTAGCCCATGTATGGATGGCGTAGATGCCGATCAGTTCATCGAGGGCATTATGGAGGCAAGGGGGCGAACTGGCGACCCCTTGGCGGTTGGCGATGCGGTGGTAATCGTCGAGCGTTCGCATAAATGGCGTGGGGTTCGAGGCCGAATCGTATCGGTTTCAGAGAGCAATGAGTATCCGCTGGAGTTTATTTCGGATTGCAGGAAGCGTCTCGGCTATTTTCGATCGTCAAGCATCAGGAAGATCGACCAAGCCGACCCCATCAACCCTTCGCACTACAAGCAAGGCGGCATTGAGTGTATCGAAGCGATGAAAGTGGCTTTAGGCGGCGGCTTTCTTGGCTACCTTCGCGGCAACGCGATAAAGTACCTTTGGCGGTACGACAAGAAAAACGGCGTTGAAGATTTGAAGAAGGCTCGATGGTACTTAGATCGACTGATTAAGGAGGTAGGCGAATGACACGCAAAGAATTTATCGAGTACCTTGAGGGGCTTCGCCTTGAAGCAATAACCCGAATGAATAAGATCATACCAACTGGTGACGTAAAATCAGCTAACTACCAGCTGGGTAAATCCGTTGCCTATCGTACCGCGATTGAAAAACTTGAAGAAAAAAAGGAAAGCGAAGCGGGCGAATGAAACTCAGGCAAGCAAGGAAAATCTGTCGGCGTGCTATGTGGGGCAGGAAAGCGGACGATTATCGCAACCGCATTAAACAAACGACCTACGCCAAGGCCCTTGACTGCGGCTATCAAATTGTTCGCAGGGCGATTAGAGCCAACCGCAAGCGACGAAAGGAGTTAGGCGAATGATCTACTTAGGCATTGACCCCGGGCCGGTCGAGAGTGCGTTTGTTTGGTGGGATGCTGTAGCGGAAAAGGTTATCAGGCTTGAATCGATTCCGGTGTTCAAGCTTGGATCGTTTGAGATCGGGCCGCTACTCAAGGGTGTCGACCACGTTTCGATTGAATGGATAGAGTGCTTCGGCATGGCAGTCGGTCAAGAAACATTTCGCACAGTGGCGGGCATTGGCTGGTTTGCGTCGCTCTTGTACGATCGCAGTTGGCACTTGCGGCTTATCCCGCGTCGATCGGTCAAGCTACACCTGTGCAATTCGATGAGGGCCAAGGATGCCAACGTCCGGCAGGCTCTTATCGATCGCTTCGGGCCGGTCGGAACCAAGAAGCAACCGGGCAAGCTCTACGGCGTGGCTACTCACTACTGGGCGGCTCTTGGCGTGGCGGTGTACTCGGCTGACGTGTTCGACCCGGGGCAGTTTTGGATCGAGGATCTACGGAACAAGGCAGGCAAATGACCAAACGCAAAAACATAATCCAGCCTCCCGAAGTATGGGCGGCGTGGTCCAAAATCGCCGAGTCGAAAGGCTGGACAATGGCCCGGTTCATTTTCGAGGCAGTAAACAAGCAATACGGGCTCCACCAAGAGCGACCGGGGCGAGGGCGGCCAAAGTCCAAGCCGGTGGCCAGGAAGCGGCAAAAGCGAAATTCGGGCCTCCGGTGATTGTCAACCCCCTTGACTGGGGATAAGATGTTGACAAAGGAGAAACCATGAACATCTCAGAACTTGTCAAATCGAAGCGATTTTGGGCGGCAGCGGCTACGATTGCCGTGGTTGTGTTGAAGGATCGCGTACCGCTCAGCGAAGATCAGATCCAGCAATTGGTTTGGGTTATTGGGGCGTGGATCGTTGGCGATTCGGTC